TTAAGAATGACACAGGTTCGACAAGATGGCTTAATTAGATCTGGAGAAGAAACTATGCTTCATACTTTTGAAGCAATACAAAGTGTTGACTTTAATAAGTTTACTAAAGACTTAATGGTACTAGGTAGTATAGCTGATATAGACCGAGATAAATTTAATGAACTAAGGGATGAATTTGACTTAACCCTAAAAAACTTAGCTAAGCTTAACCCAGAATTTAAGGAGTTACGTGACGAACTAGGTAAAACAGGTAAAATGACTCCTGACCTACAAGCAAAATTCTTTGCACTAAGAGACAAAGTGTCTAGTGTAGGAAGCGCTCTTAAAGCTTTAACAAATAATTCAAAAGAAATGGTTAAGCAACAAAACAGACTTACTCAAGCTTTACCAAAAGTTCCTTATCAAGATATGTTGGCTTTAATGCAATCAAATGTACAACAGTACAAGGAATTAAATAAAGCAGGAGAAGACTATCAGTCACAGCTAGTCTCAGAAACAAATAAAATAAAGATTTATACTCACTTTCAGAAACAATCAGTAGACCTACAAAAACAAATGGCTTCTACTAAATTTAGCAAAGCTTTCGATAGTTTAGCGGGTGGAACAACAAGAGACAAACAATTAAAAGTAGAAGAAAAAAGATTACAGGTAGCAAACGAAACACATAAGCTAGATATGATTAATCTACAGATGTTTACTGAAACAGACAAGAAAAAACTAGAGGCATTAAAACAACAACAAGCCGTACAGTTAAAAATGGTAGAATCCGCACAAGGAATGTACCTATTAGAAGAAAAGAAAGCTAACTTAATGTTCGAGACGTACAATACAGTATATAAGAATTTAGAAGCAGATTTAGGCAAAGCTATTGGAGCTGGCATGAGAGGAGACTCTAAACAGTTTGAAAATATTGGTAAAAACTTTACTAATGTTATAACTGACGCAATAGGCGGAATGTTATCTGAGCAGTTAATAGAAGATACATTTGGTGCTTTATTTCCAACAGCAAAAACAATAGAAGAAGAAATAAGAGATGGAGCAGCAAAGCACGCTCAATTAATACAAAAAGCTATAGAAGACGGTGGGTTTAGTCACAAGAATAGTATCAATGCAGCAACAAATCAATTTACTTCTGATATGTACACTATACAACGTCTTATTTTAACTGCAAATAAAGAGACAGAAGGAAAAAGAAAAAGTAGATTACAAACGGATTTAGCATCTCTTGACAAAAAAATGGAACTGGCAACAGTACTTTCTACTGACCGCGGTACATTAGATTTCATGGAAGATCCTAAATACGAGAAGTACAGAGAAAACGAGATTAAAGACACAATGTTATCTAGTAGACAAGCCGAGTCAGTAGAGAAAGCTCAAGCTATATTAGAGAATTTTGACCAGAAGAAGTATGATCAAGATAAAAATATCAGTACCACCGGTATGGAATCATCAGGCATTTACCGTACCTCTGTGAATGGGGCTAGACAGGTAATAGAAAAGCTTATAACTTCTAGAATAGAGGATTTTGATAGCGCTTTGTTAAGTGAGGTAGTTGACAGACGTGATAAGTTAGAGACTATGACAAACCAGAGAGCTTCCTTAGCTTCCGCTATTAAAGGCTCTGATGATATAATGACCAGCCAGGATACAAAAATAGCAGGAATAGATAAGGCACTTAACCCAGCCGCTACACCAGATAATACATTTAAGTTTGACGCAACTACACTAAGTGGAGAAGGTATTGTATATTTTGACCCAACAACAGGACAAACTGTAATATCAACACCAAATTTAGCAGGTAAAATAGCAAAAACGTTAGGTACAGGATTCGATCCATTAAATAAAGACCAGACCGATCAGACTATAATAGGTGAGGAGACAAAAGAAAGTATGACTATGGACAAGTTCTCTAAAAACTTAAACCAGTTCTCTGGTGTTATAGGAATGATGGGAGCTTTAACAGGAAACGAAGAAAAGACAGCAAAAATAATGGCAAAAGTTGCTCAGATTCAATTAATGATTGTTGCCTATGAAAGAGCAAAAATGGCTATACAAGAAGGCGGCGGAACTCTATTAGGCACTATAGGAAAATTCTTCACAGGAGCAGATCCAGCCAGAAATGGTGGTATTATGTCTAAGCACGGACGTTCTTATGCAGGTGGTGGAGTAGCAAGTGGTCCTACCTCAGGTTATGGAGCAACGCTTCATGGCACAGAAGCAGTAGTACCTCTACCGAATGACAGAAGTATACCTGTAGAACTGAAAGGAAATAATAACGGACCTGTTAATACAACAATCAATGTAAACATGGCAGATGGTAGTTCAAATACTACTAGCGATGAAGAAACAGGAAAACAATTCGCACAAGCAATCAATATGGCTGTACTAGAAGAAATAGGCAAACAGCAAAGACCAGGAGGGCTACTAGCAGGATAATATGGCAATAGGATTTAGTAATGGGTCAACAACTTTCGTACCAGACAAAGGCTTCTCAAGAAAGAATACTCCAGTAGTATTTAAAGCAGAGTTTGGCGATGGATATGAACAACGAATAGCAAATGGTATAAATAATTTAAAACAAGAATTTTCATTAAGCTTTGCAACAAGAACAAAAGCAGAGATAGATGATATTGTAGATTGGTTTGAGTTAAAAGCAGGAGTAACTGCTTTTACTTATACCTACTCAGATAGTAATGAAGGCGGCAACGAAAAAGCAGTAAAAGTAGTCTGTGATGATTGGACTCAGAATTGGGATTATGATGATTACTACTCCTTAAGTTGCACTTTTAGGAGAGTATACGAAGCATAATGACTGAGAAAATAATTGTAAAGGATATACAAAAATTAGACCCTGGCTCAGCCTTAGTCCAATTATTTGAACTCGAATACATAAAAGATAGCTTTGCATATTTTACTTCTGGAATTGATGATGATGTCTCAACTTCTTTAAGAATGAGAGATTTTACAACTAATTCTACTATTCGTACATATACTCCTATTCCTGTAAACGCAGAGGGTTTTGAGTTAAAGAATGATGGAGCAATCGCTAGACCAACCATTACTATGGCAAACGTAACAAACGCACTTAGTAGTGGACTAGGAGATGTAGACTACCACGATATGCTAGGACTAAGAGTTGTTAGAAGATTAACTCTTAAAAAATATTTATATGGAGAAAGTGGAGACGCAAGTCCTCCTATCGAATTCCCTAGGTCTATATTTATTATTGATAGAATTAAATCAAGAACCAAAACTGCAGTAACTTTTGAACTAGTATCCCCTTTTGATATACAAGGAGTAACTCTACCCGCAAGAAATGTCTTAGCAGAGAGATGCCCTTTTGAATACCAAGGAGCCAGTGAACACTTACCAGAATGGAAAAGAGCACAAAGTGGATGTAGTTGGCACTTAGAAGGTAAAATAAAAACAGGTGGAGATGGAACAGAATATACTGTATATGTAAATCAAGACGATGAGTATGTAATTCCAAGTACAACAACATTCACCACTTACTCTAGTGGAGCAGTTACTCTCAATACATATTATAAAACTACTAAAACAACAACAAGATTTAATGCAGACGGGGGCACTTCAAGTGTTACTGTAAACAATTACTGGCAAGCTAGAAAAGCTACTAGTTCTCCAGGTACTCCGACTGATAGTAATTCTAATTTCGTAAGAATTAGAGTATACTCAGCATATTCTAATGGTACAGAATACTTTACTTATATAGACGACAGAGATAATAATTATGTAACTTTTACAGATAATGTATCAACTTCTTCTACTTACAATAAAGTATTACTATGGAAAGCAAGAGCACCAAGTGACGAAGCAGCCCCCGGACATAATCCTTATTGGGAAAGAGGGGATGGATGTAGTAAGACTACTACAGCATGTAAAAAAAGATTTGGGTTTAATCCTATAACTAAAGGGACTGCGAGTTCCACAGGAAAAGCTGCTACAGACACAACAGTAGAGCTTCCATTTGGAGGATTCCCAGGAGCAAGAGCATTCTCGTGATGAATGAAATATTTCAACACGCTGAACAGTGTGCCCCGTTTGAATGTTGTGGACTTGTTATAGAGGAAAATAATAATAAAATTTATATTCCTCTCGAAAATATTTCCGAAGAAAAAGATAGATTTG